CAGTACATGATACTGTATGGGATTCGTTTGAACCCTTCTGTTTTGTATAAAGCTACGCCCTGGTCATGGCTCGTTGACTGGTTTTCCAACCTCGGTGATGTCGTAGAAGGCGTCACCGCGGCTGGCCAGGACGGAGTCGTGTCCCAGAACCTGTATACAATGCACCATCAAACAACTGACCTTGTTTTTAAACAAGAAATCAATTGGGATAATGGTGCTCGTACGTATGAGTTTCACAGACCTCGTGTCTGTAAACAACGTATGGCTACAGGTAATCCATTTGGGTTCTGCCTGTCTGCTAGTTTGTCTAGCAAACAATTAGCAATACTAGCTGCCCTCGGTATTAGTCGAAGGCCCTAGTATCCCGACTGTTCGGTTGTTAACCCATTTTGGATTGACACTCCAAGGTGGCACGAACGGTTTAACGTCCTTAGTTTAGGAGGTCAACCGCTTTATGTTCGCAGATCCACAATCTGTTACGATTAACTCTATTGCTCAATCTCTTGCCAGGAATTCTATTACCGGCACTAGTGCCGTGTATCAGAAATCCGATGGAACCTGGACTCTTACCATTTCTCACACCGTGAGTAAAGGTAGGATCCGTTCCATGGTGAGACTTGATCAGCGCGCCATCGTCGCTGACCCCCTGACGGCGGTCAACGATTTTGAAACGCTGACTGATTACCACGTGATAGATCGCCCTGAATTTGGGTTCTCTCTCACGCAGGTTCAGCAACAAGTAGCTGGGCTTAATGCCTGGCTCGACGCAACTGCTGTTGGGAAACTCTACGGAAAGGAGATGTAGGGGTAATACTTTACAGCCCCTTACGTAGAAATTTATGGCAAAGACGACAAATTCTAAACGAATTTTCGCCGTTATCCGGTCACTCGAGAAATCTATCCCGAGCCTGGATATCTTACCGCCGAGTGCCAATCGAGCAATCGAAAAGGCATCCGGGGTAGAGTCGCTAATCGAAAACCTCTGGGAAGCCTTCCATTCGGAAGACTCTCAGGAAGGATTCGAAAAAATGAAGAAGAAGGGTGTAAATTCTTCTCCTTCTAGTGCAACTCCTGCCAAGGAAGCTCGTCCGGTAAAAATCCGGAAACCTTCCCCCACGCGTCGCACGTAACTGATTGTCCGTAGATCTTATGATCTGCGGGATGCGAGTCTACGCGGCTTGAAGTCTTCCTCCAGATGTAGGAGGTAACTTGAAAAGCAACGTAAGTGACCTGCTTAAGCTAGCTATTCGAATCTATAAAGATTCGTGTAGCATGTGCTCCGCTGATGTCTCCGATTTACGTGATCTGAAGACAATTAGATCACGTGTTAGAGATGAAGGTTTGTCGTTTTTGACGATAACCTTACCTGCCTTTTGTCGGGACTTCGAAAGATGTCTCGCAAATGGCAAGATAGACTCAACACACTTTAAGAATTTTCGTAAGTGTGGGTTCGTCCCCTCTTTTTTGAAAGGGATGACCAGTCTCATCTTTAACGTGGAGACAGGGAGAATTTACGATGAAACAAACCCTCATGCATTTGATGTTCCTACTATTGTTGATTGCGTCAGGCAAATTTGCCTGGCCTTCAAGAAAGTGGAACTTCCCTGCACCCCCGAAAGGGAGGCTGCAGCGCTTGAGAATTTTGTCGCAATTGAGCAGTCCTTTGAGATGTTCTCAGTGTCGAGTAAAGATAGGGAGTTTTTCAGCTCCGTCTCTTTTGTGCTATGGAGTGACATGTTACGCAATATATGCGTTAATGAGTTATCTCCTCGGCACGGTCCCGGCGCTACCGCCGACTTTAGATCTGGAAATCAGAAATATCGTTGGCAGTATTGGACAGAACGTCTCGAGCCTTACTTCCCCATAATAGATAACGGGTATTCTATATCCGCTGTCGAAGATGGGTGGCTCGAGGAAGTCACGTTCTTAAGTCCGGATCAAGAATTACCTGTTAGGGTAACTCCTGTTCCTAAGACTCTCAAAGGTCCCCGAATTATTGCAATTGAGCCTTGTTGCATGCAATACACGCAACAAGGAATCCGCGATGCACTTTATAAGTGTATCGAGGAACCCCGATTTGCTAGTGGTCACGTAAATTTTGGTGATCAATCTATCAATCAGGATCTCGCAATAAGATCGTCGAGAGATGGTCGATTAGCAACGATCGATCTTTCTGATGCTAGTGACCGGGTTCCCCGAGATCTAGCGTTAGATATGTTTTCTACTAACCCCGATTTAAGAGGGGCTATAGAAGCATGTCGCTCGCGATATGCAAAACTCCCAGATGGCCGCATATGCGGTCCTTTGGAAAAGTTTGCATCAATGGGTAGTGCTCTATGTTTCCCGATAGAGGCGATGTACTTCTACACTATATGTGTAGCGTCTCTACTCGAGTTACATAATCTCCCTGTAACTGCGAGAAACGTCTATGACGTTTCTCGCGATGTTTACGTGTATGGTGACGACATTGTCGTCCCCACCACGGATGCGGATTTTGTTCTTGATTACCTACAAAAGTACAATTGTAAGGTAAATACCGCTAAGACTTTCTTAACTGGTAAGTTTCGAGAGTCATGCGGTGTTGACGCTTATGACGGACAGTGTGTTTCACCTGTTTACGTCACTAAGCCTCAACCTAAGAACATGCAGCAAGTCGATGGTCTTGTTTCATGGATTTCTCTTGGGAACCTTCTTTATAAGAAAGGTCTTTGGAGATCTTCTTCCTATGTGTTTGACACATTGGAAAAAATACTAGGGCCTTTGCCCTATGTATCTGAAACTAGTCCCGGACTTGGTCGTATCTCGTACCTTGGTTACCGTTCCATTAAAAGGTGGAACGATCGCCTACATCGATTTGAAGTTAGATCGATGACGGTTCAACCAGTCTATCGTACTGATAGCCTGGACGGATACGCTGCTCTTCAGAAGAGTTTCCTAAATTTGGACCTTCTAAATAGTGAAGGTTCTGATTCTAGGGATGCTCATCATTTAGAGCGCTCTGCGTGGCGCGGCGCCATTGCACTAAAACGCCGCTGGATCCCGGCCCTATAGGCCGGGGGAGGGTCTTTTGACCTGAGG